ACTAGACCGTGATTTTTACCATCGGCAAGAGTAGTTACTTTCTTGAACAGGTCTTCGTTGTATTTGTAGGTGTGGAGTTTAGTTGTGTCCAGAACTCCAGTCCGACTAGTATTAGCACGAGCATAAGCATCAGCAGATTTTCGGCATTCAAATTCTTTAACAAGATAATTCACCTCCTTTTGTGCGGAACGTTTGAAATCATTATAGTCATTATCAACATATTCAAAGATGTTATTGTCTCCAGAATAATGAGACCAAACTTCTTTACACTGTTCATAAATGACTTTATTTGAAATAATCGCAGTATCCAGATTTACTTTAGGAACTTCTAGATACACATTCTCATCAAGAGTGTTGGAAACAAGGTTCTTGATTGACTCCTCAAGAGAACTCATCGTCTTAACTTGAGGTTCTGCTTCCTTACCACCCACACTAGCAGGGACGGTATCTTCCATTTCACCTTCAGTTTGTTCCTTATCTTCCTGAGAAGAATTACCCTCATCGGTAGGTTCTTCCTCCTCACCATCAACTTCACCCTCAGTTTTCTCAGAAGAATTCTCTTCACCCTTACCTTGGGTTTGTTCGTGAGTATCAAACGCAGGAACATTCATTTGCTCCTGTTCTTTCTCCACACAATACTTGTAGAGAACCTCAGCAGCAAGCAGGGCATCACCGAAAGTTTCAGTTTCGGCAATCATATCAACAATCTCTTGCTCCCGTTCGGTGAAAGAAATTGAAAGGAAATTACCAACCTTAAAGTAAAGATTTACACGGTCGGCAAGGTTCATCTTGGTAAGGTCTTCATTCGCAACCATAAAGAAGTCATCTTCGTTGAGTTCCTTATAGGCACCGTAGAAGGTCTTTGCGAGACCCATATAACGACGTTTAATCAGTTTCTCTACACGCACATCCTCAACGACATTTACGAACTGCTGAGGCACTTTTACCTGCTCACTCCAATCCTCATCGGGAGTATAGAGTGCGTGAGAAACTTCGTGAGCAACAAGCATATCATATACAGTGCTGCTTGCCTTTTCCCACATCGGCAGAGTGAGAACACGGGTATGAACGTTAAAGCAGGCAGTTTGGACTTTCTTATGTTCTACTACAAGGTCTTCCGTAGCAAGAAGACGGGCAAGCATTCCTTTGACTTCAAAATTTACAGACATAGAAGGGGGGGTTGTGCGTTATGAATGTATTATACAAAAAAAGAGGGTCTTGTGACCCCCTGATGGACAGTTTGGAAAGTGTCCTCAACGACTTCCAAGTTCAGACATTTTCTTTCCAAACCTCATTGCTCTTTGACGATCCCACTGCCTATTTGCTTCTTCAGGTTTTCTTTGATAAGTAGCAACATCTTCTTTTTTCTTAGCACGTTCAATTTGACGATCTATTTTTCTTTGATTTGCAGGTTTCCAACCCTCACTAATAAGTTCTTCAACAATACTCTCTCTCCACTCCTCACTCATATTTACCATAATCGCTAAAGCATTCTCGTTTGTATCAGCATAACCTTCAGCAACTAGATATTCTAAAATTTCAAGTTCTTCTCTTGTTATTTTAGCAGTCTTAGTTTTTAATCTCTTTTTAGCTTGTTGATCATAAAGTCTTTCTTGTTGTGCTCTTTTTTTCTTTGCATATTCAGGAGCACCTAAAGCAGCTGCTTGTCCAGCAAGTCTTCCCGCTTGATCTGATGCAGATTTTATAGTTTCAACACTTATTTCGTCAAGTTGTTCTTGCTCGTATATTTTACGATAAGCTTCTTGGAGATTGAAAATACTCATGAGATTATTGTTTTAGAAGTATTTATAAAAAAAGAAACGCCTCTTTGGAGGCGTTTCTTGAGTGCTTGGCGACGTGCTTTTGCTTGTCGCAGTGCCTGAGGTTTAAGTTTTCGTTTTTGATCTTTTTTAGAATGGTGTTGCCAATTCGGAACTTTCATTGTCCTAAAGAATAGTATTTATACTATACAGGAGAAATTCTTCTTCTTGTCAACGGTTATGACACTTTCAAATTTGTCCTCCAGACCACCCTTATGAGAGATGACGAATATATTAGCATCACTTATGACATAACGAATAATCTTCAGAAATTCATCAGTTCCAGCACTATCCAAAGAACTATCAAACACTTCATCAAAGATAATCAAGTTGCAAGAGACGGAGTTCTTGAGTTTAGCAACTTCCCTCCAAGCAAAAAGTAGAGAAAGATTGATTCTTGATTTTTCACCCTCACTGAAAGAACTATAAGAAAAATCTTCATGAATAGGAGATTGAACACTCTCATTAAATTCCTCATCAAGAGTGAAATTAATGTAAAAGTCCATCATCTGCAGATAACGATTGATCTGCTGATTAATCAAAGGAAGATACTTTTTAATAATCTTTGACTTCACTCCACTATCTTTAAGAAGTGAATATGCAAAGTCATGATAATTTACCAATTCCTTTTTAGTAGATAATTCCTCAAATGTTTGATTTAAGGTATCCTCATATTGCTTTAATTTCTCATGCTCAGTATTTCGGTTTTTAAGTTGCTCGGTAATAGTTTGAATTTCCGATTCCAAATCTCTGATTTGTCTTTGATGACCAGATACTCTTGTATTGTTCTGAGAAATTTCATGGTTTAGGTTAACTATCTCTTTTGAAATTCGTAGAAAATGACTTTCTCTAATTTCTTCATCACGAATTGCTTGTTCAAGTTCTTCATAACCACTTCGGAGTTCCTTTGCTTTGGATTCCGCTTCACTAATCTTATTTAACCTAAATGATTCATCAATTTCTTGAGTGCATGTTGGGCAAACCGTATTATTCTTAAAGAATTTATGTTCTTCGGTAATAGTTGATACTTTTTGAGATATTTTACCCTTAAGATTACCAAGTTTCTTAAGTTTTTCTTTTGAACCAGAAACTTCATTTAAGTCTTTGGTAAGAGAAAAAATTTCTTCTTCAACCTCACTATTTTTAAGAATATAGGCATCACATTCTTTAATTAATTGTGTGATAGTTTTTTCTTTTTTCTCAATGTTCTCTCTTCCTTGATTTTCAAGTTCTTCAATAAAATCCTTTTGCATTTGGACTTTATCTTTAAGAGATTCTTTTTTAAGAATTAAAGTTTTTATTTCCTCTTTTAGAACACGAATCTTATCTTTAATGATATTATTCATTGAAGAAAAGATTTTAATGTCTAGTAGATCTTCAATCACCTCTCTGCGATGTGCAGGAGAAAGTTGCATAAAAGGAACAAAGTTACTACTGCCAATAATAACAATCTGAGTAAATGACTTATAGTTCATTTTAAGAACAGATTGTTCAAACCACTTTTGCTGATCAACAGCAGAAGAACTCTGGTCAATCAAAGAATTATTTCTATAGATTTCAAAAATATTGGGTTTAATTCCTCTGCGAACTTTATAAGGAATAGTTCCAACTTTAAACTCAACTTCAACTAAACAATCCTTTTCATTAATTGAATTTACTAATTGAGGTTTATTAATGCCGCGAAATGACTTTCCAAACAGAGCAAAAGTTAGAGCATCAAGAAATGTGCTTTTGCCATAACCATTTTTACCAAGTATTAAAGTAGTTTTAGATTTTTGAAAATCAATTTCAGTAAATTGATTTCCATATGAAAGAAAATTGCGAAAACGGATTTTATTAAATATTATCATTTACAAAAATCAAATAAAATTAGTATATTCTCGGTAGGGTGGAATTACAATATCTTCTGATGAAAAAATTCTATAGTCATATCCATGAAGTTCACATGCTTTTATGGCAACTTTTGGATCAACTTCCATTATAGTCATTTTAGGATAATCATCTTCTTCTAATAGTATAGCAAATCTTTCTGCATCATCTTCTTCTTCAAAAATATAAAGAATGTAATTTCCTAATTCATCTACAGCAGCATAAGCACCTTCATCCTCCTTTCCATCAACTGCAATTAAATACATTATACTAACTCTAATGCTTCTTTATACACTTCTTCAAGTATATTAGTTATAGTGGATTTGTCCAACTCACATTCACTTTCATTAACATATCTCTGCAAGATAGAAAATGTATCTTCAGATTCAAATGCTTCAAACTGTTCAGACTCTTGGATTTGGAAATTTTCAACTATTTTAAGTTCTGCAATATTTGCGGTATAGAGTTTATCAATAAACTTTTCAAAATCTTTTTGATTAGATTTCTTGCGAACAATTACGCGAACAATTTTATTTTCATATTCACGAATATCAAAAGTTTGAAATGGAGTATCCTCATAATAAATGTTATAAAACATTCTATAAGGATTATCTACTGGAAAATGCTCTAATGTTTCTGTATCAAAAATAGTAAATCCCCGAGTATCATTTACATCATTCCAATAAATTTCATAAGGATTCCCAAGATAATATACAGTCCCATTATCGGAACGAGTATGATAATGCCCAGAAAATACTTTTTTAAAGTTACTAAAAATATTTGCATCCATACCACTGTCCATAATATGTCCACGATAAGGAGAAAATCCATTCAATTCTAAATGACCCATAGAAACACTACATTTGGTTTTTTGAATCATTCTTAATGATTTTTCACTATTTTCAGAATTAATCCAAGGAAGTAACAAAATACTTAAATTTCCAACTTTAATTTCTGTAGGTTCTGAATAGGTTTTTATATTTTTATATTCAGAAAGAAGAAGTTCTGGAGAATTTACTTTATTAGAATTTTTAAAATAACAATCATGATTACCTGTAATTAGGTGGACAACATATTGCGAAAGAGGTTCTAACACAACTCTACGAGTCCAATCAAGTCCAGCAAAATCAATACTCTTACGACTATCAAAGGCATCTCCCATATGAATAACTGTTGTAATCCCATACTGTTCCAGCGTTGGGAAGAACACATTCTTATAGAAGAGTTCAAAATAATCTTGGAATAGTTTCGAAGACTTTCTGGCGCACCAATGAGTATCAGTCAAAATTCCAACAAGCATTTCAATACCTCATTCTGATATGAACTGATTCTTTAATGCTATTATAATCTGAATAATTTCCCCCGTCAACCCCAGAGTCATCAGCAAATACTTCATCAAATCCTGTTTTCTCAAGAATCTTATTTTTAATTTCTAATTGTCTTTTCTCTTTTCCTATTCTACGAATAAAAGCATAATGAATAATTTGAGTAAAATAAGCAAAGGGATTTTGTGATTTTTCTGGATTGAAATTGTGAAGATATTGAATACAATTTCCAGTAAGTAATCCATTCCCTAAAACAAATGAATTAGTTTCAGATTCTTCTAAACAATAAACCTCATCCTCTCCATATTCTTTAATATATCTTACTTTTGGTTCATAATCTTCCGGTTTAGCCAGTGTAATTACGTTTAAATCTTTACCATTTTCATAAGAACCATCAAATTCAGTTCTTTGTATTACTCTATGACTAATTGGATGATAACCAGCATATGGACAATAATCAATTAACCACTTTGCAGCATGTGAATTACTAGTGCTAATTTGAATTCTTTTAGTGGAAGTTGTCTTATAACCATCAGCTAACCACCACCCGTAAATAAAACCAGCAATATATTCAGGATCTGTAGTAAATGGTAAATCTTTTACATATGGAAATTTTCCAATATAAAAACAAGGATCTCCATTAGCATGTGGTGGGTAAGTTGGTTCATAACCAAATTCACTTAAAAGATCTACTATTTCATCTTTAACTAGATCTTGCTTACATACTCTAATTCTAGCATATTTTATACCTTGAGAAACAACCAATGGATCCCCATAAACTACAGATTTATGTCCAGATCCATCCCCATAAAGAAGTCCATGTAATACTGAAATCTTATCATATTTCTTCTCTATCGGGGCATTTTGAAGACAATCTCCAATTCTTAAATCAGTTATAACTTGTTCTTCATAATCTAAACATCCTTTCTTATTTCTTCTGGATGATACAAACCATCTATGATTTTCAGTTGCAATTACTTTTTGGAAGACATCTTTTTCGGGCACATTAAAAGAGGAAAAACCATATTCATATAAAAATTGTTTTCCATAAGATTTAACCAATGCTTTTCTCCATTGTCCATCTTTACATCTTACCGTTACTTCTTTTCCTACTATTTTTTCAATTTCAATGGGTCCATATTCAATTGTAGGAATAGTAGTGTGTCTATGAAAACAATTCTCAATACCATCAGAAATCATATCATCTTTAAACATATAATTTACAAAATTAGGTTTAAATGATAAATGAGTAGCAATTTTAAGAATACATTCTCCTATGTAATTTGGAATAGGAGGTTTAGGAAGACCATTTGATTCGGCATCTTCAATATCTTTTTTATATTCTATAAGTGCTGCTAAAAATTCTTTATTATTTACATAATGAATTGACCTTTTTCTTTTTGTCATTACTGCTGTTGAAATCATAATCTCTACCAATTAAATATGTAGACATTATAACATTTCAGCAAATAATAAACAAGTATTGACATACCTATCGTAATATGAGTATAATAGGTTTGTTCCGTTTGAAGATAAGTTAGATCTCTATAAGTCTTTATAGATTTTTTCTAGTAGTTTTTTAGCATCATTTACATTTGAGATATATCCCATTTTTCTAGATATATTTTGAGTGTTATTTTTAATGCTGTTAATCTTTTTTATGTATGATTGATACATCATAATCATTTCAATATCAGTATTTTCAGTTATTGTAATTACATCTTCCATTTTAATTAAAAACATATCTTCAGTGGTAGTTTTCATCCAAGGTTCTACTTTATATCCCACTTCTCCATTACGGTTTTTATAGTTTTCAATTATAATAGGGTTAGTAACTAACAATATTATAGAGTTATGTTCTTCACAGGGAAGAACCTTCGCAAATATCTCCTCACTTGTTTTTAATTTTATTGATGCATAAAAATCTTCTTCCATATTATTTTAGAGTAATAGGTATAATTTCATAATTAAAGTCTTCTTCGTTGTATATTTTTATTCTTTCTATAAAGTGATTTAACGTATAATTTTTTTTTGAATTATATGTAGTATCATCTGCAATATCATAAAGAGTTGCTTTGTCTTTGTTGGATCCTTTTCTTAAAACTCTTCCTATTGATTGTAAATTACGAATTTTGGATTTACTTGGTGAAGCAAATATTACATTATGTAAATTTTTAATAGAAATACCTGTACTAAAAACACCATATGAAGCAACAATAATTGCATTATTTTCTCTTTCAGTAATTTCTCTTACTTGCTCCCTTTCTTGAACGTCTACTCCTCCATGAACAAAAAATACTTTACGTTTATCCTCAACATCAATATTTATTAATTCATACAAAGGTAATCCATGTGTTTCAACTCTTGAAAAAAGTATTAATGTATTTCCTTTTAAATCAAGTGCTAAATTTTTAATGAATTTATTTCTCTTATCATTAGTAATAATGAACTGTATTTCATCTTCGTACTTATTAAATCTTTGAGGATTATGCTTTAAGACTAAACAATGAATATCCAATTTTGATGCCCTTCCTTTTTCTATAAGTTCTTTGGTTCCAACTGCTTTATAAGGGGGACCAAACAATCCAGAAATAACCCATTCATGAGTTTGAGAATCTTTACTTCCATTTGAAAGAGTTCCTGTAAACCCAAATCTATACTTTGCATTATGAGATTTTTTCATAATGTCAATTAATGATTTTGATTTACACCCATGACATTCATCCACAACTACACAGTCATAATCTTCAAAGAAAGATCTTTCTAATTTATAAATACTTTGCCAGGTAGAAAGAGTTACTAATTTATCAGTTTTCTTTTCTTGTCCAGAATAAATCATATGGCAATATTGATCTGTATCCCATCCATATTCAGACCAATCTTTTATCATTTGATGAATAAGTGAAGTAGTTGGAAATACTACTAAACAATTTAATCCCTTACTTACATAGTATCTAATTACGGCATAAATCATAAAAGATTTACCGGACGAAGTTGCAGATACTACAGTTTTTCTATTATATCTTAAACATTCATATACCGTATTAATCTGGTAATCATAAGGAGAAAATTTTCCAATATAATTCATATATCCCTTTACTCCTTCTAGAGATATTTCTTCATTTATTTCAAAAGGCAATCCATAATACTTATTATCAACAAATTCATAAGTATATCCGTAATTTTTTATTTTTGCTATTACTCTATCTAAAAGACCTGCATACACTTCACCTGTAGCAGTACTTAAAAGTCTTATTTCTCCATTCCACCCTTTACCTCTATATTGAGGCATAAACTTAGCAGATTCAACAGAAAAGGTAAAGTGAGGAGCAAGTTCATGTAAAATATGAGGTTCACATTCTAACTTAATGTAAACCTCATTCTTTTTTGATATAATAATGTCACTCATAAAATAATTAGTTTCTATGAGTATTTATTACACTTATCCCAACCCACTTGCAAATTTTTGAAAATCAATGGCGTTTTTAATTTGGTAGTTTCTATTGTGAATCATTTTCAAGATATCTTGAAGATAATTTAAAAGTGTGTCATAATATTCTACCTTTAAACTGGCCTGAGAAAGACTTGTATCTGCATCCATATATTTTTGCAAAGTATCTTTGTCTCTTATTTTTTTAGGGAATGGATTTTCAATATAAACATCTGGATCTGCTTTTCCAGTGTAATATTCATATTTTTGATGCCTTATATTTCTTTTTTGTTGTTCTGCTTTCTTTTTAAGAAGAAGAATATTGTTGTAAATATCAAAATATTTTGCATGTAATGATGCAGTATTCAAAGATTCCATATGAAGATTATCTGGGTCGATCTTTGAATCTTCTTCCCACATTTTTTGTATTGTATCAAGATCTATCATTATTTTAATTAGCAATTAACTTGGAGGATTTAATGGATTTCCAATCCTATCTACTATATTATACATCATATACTTAAAAGAAACATCTGCTGTAAAATATTCCTCATCAGTAGATGTTGCGTCAAACTGTAAGGTGCTCAATCTATAAGGAAACATAGATCTGAATACCACATTAAAATTGAAATTTTGATTACTGTTCAAAACCAATAAAGTTCCATCAGAATATAAATTCATACTGGAATTATAAGGTTGTTCAAAAGATTCATTATTATTTTGCCAATTATATATCTCACTTAGAGACTCTGGAAATCCAAGACCTCTCATCCAGTTTTGAATTTCCATATAGTTTTCAAGATTTTCATCTACTAAAAATCTCAAAGTAAAATCTTCAAATTCCATCTTGTCACCTGGAATTGGAACATTATTTAAGTAATTTGGTTGTTCAGTTACTCCAAGAGTAATAGAAGGAATATTTGCCGTGTTGGAGAAAAAAGCTACTTTTGGTGCCCTATTCAAAGTAAATTTAAATCCTAGAGATGAAAGAAAATTTCTATTCTCTATTTGACCTTTAAATCCTGCAGACATAATTTTTTTAATTATTTAGATAAAAAAAGAGACCCTTTCGGGTCTCTTGTGATATTTATGTGATTTAGATCACATGAGGTTGCGAACAGACACTCTACGATAGTAGACGTTGCTGTTTGCAGTAATTCTACCAAGACCCTGCTCACGACCTTCTGCGAATGGATTTGCAACAAGACCATAACGGGTCTTAAATCCAATCTTTGGCTGGAAGGAGTTCTCACCAACGGCACGTACCATTTGGAGAGGAACATATGGGCAATAGAAGAGACCAGCATCATAAGGGGAAGAACCCTTATAACCAACAACGTAGTATTGGTTGCTGCTTACGTTTGCTGCATATGGGTCAATGTACACACGGAACTTGCCGAGAAGTACACCAGCAAAGGTGTTACCAGTGTCATCGACGTTGAGGTTTGCATTTAAAGCAGGGGTGTAATCAAGTACACCAGCCATGCTTAGAGCAGAAGCAACGTCAGCAGAACACATAATAACATTACCCTTTCCTCTACGAGTTTGCTGTGCAATTGCGTTTGCATCACGCTCGATTTGGAAAAGAAGACCCTTGAACTTCTCAACTGACCAACGACCGTTGGAGTCAACATCAAGGTCAAATGCACCAGCAGTAGCAACGTTTGCTTGAGCACCAGGCTTAGCAACCTTGTAGATGGTACGGATAACCTCACGGTTGATTTCAGCAAGAATCTCACTAGAAAGAATATTAGCGAGTTCTGCTTCTGCATTTAGACCGTGGATTGCCTTGAGGTCCTGAGCAAGCTCAAGTGAGTACTCAGCCTTTAGGGCTCTTGACTTTGCTTCAACTAGAACTTTCTCGATTGAGAAGTTCATTTCGTTGAACTGATTATTTCCATAACCAAGTCCCTCTGAATCAGAGGTTCTCATGCCCTGTCCAACATTGTATGAAGACTGACCGTTTGGATTTAACAATCCTGGATTATCATTAGAATTACCTGGACTATTTCTAACGCTTGCATTAGTAGTACCGAAACCTACTGAAGCACCATCATCAACAGCACCAGTGTAATCACCTTGAGTGGTGTTATACTGACTATTCTGTGCTGAAAATGCGGTATCTACTTCATCATAGAAAGTTTCTGTGCCATTAACACGATCAGAACCATAACGTGATCTCATTGCGAAAATAAGACCAGTAGGGCCGTTCATTGGTTGAACGCCTGCTAAGTCATATGCAACCAAATTAGGCATTGAACGTCTGATTAATGAAATCAGAACAGGATCAAAACCTGCAACTGGACCACCAGCAGCAGCATCACCACTGAAACCAGCTGGATTTGAACCTGCTGACATAGTAGGTGATTCGGTCAGCAATTCTCCAGTAGAGAATGATTGCTGATCTCGTAAAAATCTTTCTTGGTTTTCTAGCAGGACTGCGGTTACAGCTCTTCTATGAGAATCTTTGATAGGATCTAGACCATCAAAGTCGAGAAGGGGTGCCCACTTTTCCTGCAATCTTTCTGATTGAAAC